TGTTTGTGTTTGGTCTGGCTCCGCCGCGCCGGCGAATTGGCAGACCGATCACGTAGCGGATAAGGTTCGGAGGTGAGAGGCTGCAGATGTGACTCTTCGCCTCTTCCCTGCTTAGGCCGGCCTTCATCGCTACCGCGCCGGCCAGGGCGTACAGGGTTGCTGTTTCCGATTCTGAAAACTCGATAATGACTTTTTTCATGATGGAGACATATTGGCCGCAGTTATCGAACGGGGCCGAGGGCGCCCCGTAGGGTTGCTACCGCTGAATTACCCAAGCGCGCTCGTCGGACAATTCCTCATCGCTTGGATTGGCGCCGTTGTAGCGATCTTCCCCATTCGCACAGCCCAGGTGCAGGACTGTGTATTCGCCCTGCTTCGGAACTTCGAGCGAATCAGGATGCAGGTTTTCGGTATCAACCTTCGTGTCACAAACTGAGCATTTTCTGTTAGCCATATTCTCTCCGGTTATCTGCGTTGATCTCTCGCCGCTGCTTTATTGCCGCTGCGATGAATGCATCGTAGTTCAAATATGGGTTTGAGTCAAGAGAAAAATACGCTGAGCGGCGTTTTTTTTGCTGTATACTGCGCTCTGTAATTCTGCTTCCCGTAGCCCTAATAGAGGAGTAACCGTGAAACAGCCAATTCTATTTATCGCCGCGCTTCTCGCCCTGACATTCGCAGCTGGCGCCCAACAGAAACAGGCGCTAGTGTGCACCGTCCGAATCCTGCTTCTAAACCAGAACTGGGAAGACCGCTCTCAAACCCGTGAAATGATGAGTCCCGACCAGACGAAGTGGTGGCTTGAGGATGGCCAGAAGAAATTCAAGAACTTTTGCTTCGTCTCGGCTTCCAAACCCTACGACTACCGCATAGTCTGGACTGACACCGAAACTCATCACAGGGGCTACATCCCCACAACCACCACAACTTCTGGAACCGTCACTAGCGGCGACAGAACCGGCACGTACTCCGAAACGTCTACCACGAATCCTGGACGCCCAGTTACCTACAAGACTTCCTATGTTCAGATTCGAGTCTTCAAGGTTGACTCAAATCTGGAATCGGAGCCCCTTTTCAACGAACTCCACAAAGGCAAGTGGATATGGTCAAAGGCTGATAGGGCCGCGCTTGAAAACGCGCTCAAAGCGCTTTCTAAGCTAACCAAACAACCTTGACAGCGAGTGATAGAATGCGATTTATGAGGAACACGCTGAACGACTTCGCTAAATGGTTATGGCTTCATATAGGCGTTCTGGCCTATCAGGCCGCATTCCTCCTTCTCTGTCTGCTAGTGGCCATTCCTGCGATTATCTGGACTATTCTGCGCAAACTGAGAGGGGCCGATGAACCGACATAAAACACGCCCAACGCTCGACGAGCTTAAACATAACCCCCCCCTCCATCCCAATCCCACCCCTCCATTAACTCAACACACTCACAGCTCCTCGAGCCTTCACCAACCTCACCCACTCACCGCACGACCACCATCAATCACACGACCACCAGGCCAGCGCTGCAGCTGCAGCGCTCACACTCGTACAGGACTCATCGAAGGGGCCTAGATGCCCCATGCCCAGAGGCAGCCGTAGAGGATCCTACAGCTATCCCCCCTGGGAAATCGCCCACCTTGGCCCGGGTCTTGTGATTCCACACCTATCTCCCCTGGGTTTTTCACTACCCTTGGGAGCGTAGCGGGTGTTTCGCTGTTCGATCGCTGTTTGTTCGGCGTGTTCGTCGTGGTTTGAATGGCTTACGCTGTAGGGTTACTGTACATGCAACGCGCGTAGTATGAATCATTTTAGTATTGTGTCAAGCGTGGTAGCCACAGTGGGTGTTACCAGAGGGTTATTGGTGGCGAGTCTTGAGTGGTGACTTCAAGTTGAATGCTACCAATAGTCGCCGTGATTGCGGCAATATCCGCCAGGTCTACGGTCGTCACCTGATATAACACACGGACTTGTACTTGCGAGATGTCCTGCCCAGCTCCGAGGCTGACAGAAAACACAGTCGGCCCCTGCGCCGACGTGAAGTTCAACCGCTCAACCGCGTTTATCCATGCGCCGCCGCCGTTCAGAGTGTATTGGAGTCTAAACGTGTTTGTCGGCGTCGGCCCCACCAATGCCCCGTTGCTCGTGTGGGTTATCTTCAGCGTTACGGCGGTTTTCGCCCCGACGACATCTTGGAACGTGTGCCAACGGCAACTCTTCGTCAAGCTGTTGCCCGCGCTTTCTGACGTTGTGGTTTCGGCGTGGCCCGTGTTCGATGGCGTATCTACGGCGGAACCGGACAATACGGCGTCGGGACTTTGAAACGCGGTCGGAGTAAGCGTGTGGATAGGCATTATTTCCCTTTCGCTGTTTGAAGTCCTTCGTTGAGTCTTTGCGCCATCTGCCGAGCGAGCGCGCCGGCGTCGGAGGCAATGAACGCGGACAACTGCTTACCGTCGCGGCCTTCGATCAGCAAAACGCCGATGACGCCGCGGCATCCAACGTCCTCGCCGAGAGGCGAGATCGCGGCGGTTATCTCGTAATCCCCTCGCTTTGCAGTGGTCACTACAACGTTGCTGTTCGTCAGTTCGTCGCGCAGCAATCGGGCAAGCTCTCCGTCTTGCGCATCGAGCGACACGCGCGGCTTCCTGTCCTGCGCCATTGCAGACGCGGGCAGAATCAAAAACAAAATCAGTAACATGTTTTTCATGATCTCTTATGCCGCTCAAGGTCTCGTTTGAGCCGTAATCGATTTGTGATAGTCTAACACCCATCGCGGGCCGCTCAGGGCTGAAACCCCTGAGCCGGCCTAAAACCTGGGATTGGCAGGTACGCGACGGGCAATTGCTTATATCCGAAGCCCTTTCGACTTAGCAACCCCTTCTCTTGCCTGCCTCAAACAAAGTGAGGCAACAATGAACAACAACGTTCAAGAAGCATTCAAGTACAACCGAGCGCGAAAGAACGTAATCGTCGGCGGGATGGTGATCTTGCTGGCGATTACGGCGCTTTCCTGCGTCAGTTCCTACCAGATTTACAAGGACGGCTTCGCGGATTTCCCGCGAGAGCTTCAAGTCGCGCTTGCAATGTTCGCCGTCGTCGTCGTCGAAGGGGCGTTCGTGTGGCTGGTCTACGGCTTCACCCGGGCCTTCTCTTCCGGGATGGAGCGCCTGGTTTCCCTTGCGGGTATGGGGTTCCTCGTCGTGGTAATGCTTCTCAACCTTGTGACGCATTTCATGATGGTCAAAGGCATTCCCCTCGCCGAGTTTCAAGAGTCGTGGATCGCGTGGGGCGCGGTGAGCGTTTTTATCGCCGTGTTGCTGATCGTCCTGGCCATCACGCTCGGCGATCCGGTGATTCGGTTGATTCGGTTGGAACTTCGGTTTAAGGGTAAGCAGGAGGAAACCATCCTTGCGGCCAAGACGGACGCGCTCGACTCGGACAAGATTCAACACGCGATGGCGGAACGCGCGGACCTCGAGGCCGACCAGCTGGCGACAAGGATACTCGGGCCCGGCGTATTGCCCCAGAAACTGGACCCCGGCTTCGTCTCTCAAGATCGGCGCAACCGGACCAGAGGGGGCTCATTGGACTGACGACCGGGAGCGTCGAAATGCAGGCGCGGGACGCTCCCGTGATTGAAGCGCCAAGGCTCGTGGCAATCGAACCGAAGACGCCAATGATTGCCACTCGTGGCAGTAAGCCGATAAGGTCTTTGAGAACAACGACTCAACGAACGCCAAAGCCAAAAATGAAAACAGGCAGAAAGCCGCCCACCACGAGCGGCTACGAGTGGCGAAAGAACGGCGCCGGTTGGGACTTGCGAAAGGTTGTTTACATCGAAGACGCCACGAGTGGCAGACAGCGCAAACGGCCTTATCTTGGACACCTGTCCAAGACGGCTTTCGGGGAACTAAACCGCAAGCATAAAGGGGCGCGGTTGGAGCGGGCAATCGCTGAGTGGATCGAGGCTCACGACAAGTCCTAAAAACAAAGCCGGGTTGATCGCCCGGCTTTTCCTTTGATCCCCGCCTCGCGTGGAGCCGTGGGCGGGTTAGGCGGCGGCTACAGTTCGCCGGTGTCAGCGAATCGCAGCAGGGCAGTAGCGATCTCCCGCGCCATCTCGCGTGTCAGGTGCATACGCGCCAAGCAATCGCCTGTAATGTGATGGTGGGTTCCCTTATCCATCCCAAGCCATATACACGGCCCGCTATCTTCCTCGTCTTGGACGCTCTGCAATGAGGACTCCTGAATCGAGCAGGCGTCGCCATTATAGTCTTTGAAATCGGCGCGCTGAAACCCTCGGTCATTGGCAGGTACAAAATTCAGTTTAAAGCTCATATTCTCCTCCATTTCTCACTCAACAGAGTGGGTTAGGCGGCGGTGGTTGCTCTTTCTCTTTCATCCGCGCCATTGATATACCGATTACAGAGTAAATCCCAACCGCATGTGGGACACCATTCAAGATAGCCGTGCCCCTCGCACTCATCGCAGCGGACGTTATCCATCGGCGCTAGGCAGCAACAGGTATCATCGCCGCAGTCGTGAGAGCCTGTGCCGTCGCCGCCGCAACTATCGCACCCGCGCTCATATGTGTGGCTCTCGCATTTCGGGCATATCTCGTCGCCTAATTCAACGTTTGGATGCATCGTTTTCCCCTCCATTCATCACTCAACCGAAAGTACCATTCGGTTTCTCTCAAATTATTCATCATCGTCCTTGAACGGCTTCGAAGCCTCTGGGTAAATCGCCTTCCAAATCAGGCTTGAATAATCCTTACCGTCAAGCATTTTGAACAGAATGGCGGGATGTGGGCAGGTTTGGAAGTAGAGCGCTGTAGTCTTCCGGTCGCCCAGGTCTTTGAAATCATCCTTACAGCGGTCTTCTATTGCTGCGTATTCCGTCCTCAACTGCGCCTCAACCGTCCGAACCCACGCGTAAAACTCATCAGGAACGCGGTCGATAATCGGCTGCAAGCCTTCCGGCGTTTGCATTGATTCCCAGATGCCGCGAGCGCTCAAGCCGGTCAGTAAGCGGTGAAGGCGTTTATACTCGGCGAACTTCATCTTTACGCGTTGGCCAGACTCGGTGAATCGCACTACGAAGCCTTCCTTGTTTGGGTCTTCAAGCGCTACGAGTTCGGCAAAGTCCTGAATACCGTCGTATCGCTTCGCAATCGGGAACCCAATATCTTCAAGTGGCAAATCTTTTCCAGTGGCCGTGTCAATGATGGCCAGCAAAACCAAGTCCTCCATGTCGCCGTAATCAACGACGATTCGATTGGACGGATGAATAATCTCGAAAAGATAGGTTAGCTCGGTCCGGAAGCGAACCCAGTGATAACGAGAGTCTAAGATATGATTCGCAAATTCGGACTGCTCGCTGGTAAAGCTGCCGCGCGTGGCTATCCAAGGCCGTTCGCCGATGAAGTAGAGAACGCCAAGTGAGCCGTCCAATTTGTCGTATACCTCAAACGGGCCGCTTGGCAGATTGCCGTCAAGTTGTTCGACGCTAAAGAACTTAGGGAACGGTCGCGCAACAATCTGGCCATCGTCGGCCACAATCAAGCCGCGACAGGCTATTGTCTCAGGCGTCCAATGCCAGTCGTATTGGCATTTATGCGTATAATTGTAAATCGTCAGCGGCGCCATCGGGTGTCGCTGCTTTGAGATATAGCCCTCTCGAACCTGTTCTTCTACGTTGTTCCAATTTAGCATATTCACCCCACCTTCAAATGCGTTGAACTCGACTCCCCAGGGCGCGCGTGCGGAGGGGAAGAGTGGTTATTTGGTCCTCAATCCTCATTCACCCGACGCCAGGCCCAGTTGCGTTTTGGTTTGGTCATCACTCCACTTCTCCGCACTCGCCATCAAGCGATTTCAGAAACCCACTTATACGCACCCGCACTGACTGATCCCATTCACTCCAGGCAGTTCCGTCAGCGTGCCAACCGTCGAAGATTTGGGCAATATCGGTCAGTAGTATTTGTAATTCTGAAATTTGCTGTTCAGTCATTCTCCCTCACTCCGCGCTTTCCGCGACGGGGCCGCTTCGGTTTGAATAGTTTGTTAGGCGTCCATATGACGTACAATCCACACGATGCGCATTTCTCTTGTGCGTGGGTCTTACTCATTCTTTCGGCCCACGAATGCCAGCCCAGATAGCTTTCCGGGCTTGGCGTGTGCTGTTGGATATTCGAGCACGATCCGCGTAGTGTCAGCGGCTCGTTCTCGTCGGGCACGATGCAGATAATCCCTTTTGCTTTACTCATTCCTCCCCTCCGCCCTGGCTCAGCGCTGATTGGCGGGCGCAGTCGTCCTTGTGGCCGTAAACTGGTCGCGCACGACACCATGCGCACTCGGCTCCGTCTTCGAATATCCACTCCACCTGTTCCAGCGCGGCGCGGAGTTTGTCCCGGTCGCGTTCTATGCCCTCTGATACGCCAATCCAGTGCGATATGTCGGCGCGAAGTTTGGCGTTCTCGGCTTCGAGTTCGGCAATCCGTGGGTCTTCAAGCCTCTCGGCTTCTCTTCTCCGCTCCTCCATCAATCGCTCGTCGGTGTCACGTTGGACCTGAAGCGCGAGATTGTGAGCATCGCGTAGTGTAATGCGCTCCTTAGTCATTCTCTGAAGCTCCTTCCTGCCGCGTGTCGGGATTGAGGGCGGCTTGCATCTTCTCAATCTGCGCCCTCGTTAGCTGGACAGCGACGGTTCCGAACACTTGAAAATGCCTCTCAAGCGTGCGCGGCCCCACGGCTTTCCCCGCCTCCCTCAGCACGAGTTGCGCCGCCTTCGCCAAATCCGCCGCGCGCGCTTCGGCTTTCTGTAGCCATCTTTCGCGTTCGTTGGCTTGCGTCTCCCAGAAATGGCTTCTCTCCCTCGCTATGGTTAGCCCTCTTTCCGCCGCCTCTGCCCGCGCATTCGCCTCGTCAAGCTCGGCGCACGCCTTCAAGTGTTCGCTCTCTGCTCGATTCAAGGCGGCATGAGCTGCTTCTCTCCTTGCGTTCGCCTCGGCCAACTGCTGCTCAAGTTCGGTGATTCGTGTATCAGCCTCGCTCGCAATCCATGCTGCGGCCTCGCGAGCAGCGCTCACCCCGTTCTGGTATGCAGAATGATGTGAGCCCAAGGGCGTCTTGGCGGCTATATTCATCATCATGTCGCGGTAAGCCTGACGCGCGACGGTTGCGGTTATTTGCCGCATCTTCGCCTCTCTTACGTCTTCCGGCTCGCCCTCGATAATCTCAATCGTTCCGCGCACGCCGGCTGCGGCCAACTGCGCTTCGGCTGCTTCGGCGCGTTTAACCGCCGCGTCGCGCTCGGCAAATAATCGTTCTGCCGTGCATTCAGCAATATTGGTTAGCCTATCAATCGCTTCTGTTGTGAATTCGCCGTCATCGTCTACTAGCGGGAAATCGCTTTCGCAGACGGACTCTGAAAACAATAAGCGAAATTCATTCTCAGTCATTGGTCCCGATGACGGTAACCATTGCTCGCCCTCGGTTTGTTCGTCCAGGCTCTGAATCTGACTTAGAAAAACTGGCATAATTATTCCTCCACTCCTAACGCCTTCTTCGCGATCTCATAATAGCGCTCGCGGTCGGCAAGTCCATTTAGGCCACCATTAATCGCGCGCGTAAGTGCCTTGAAGTTCCGCTGATCGGCATGTTCGTTGCACTTGTTCAGTTTCCAGTACAGCGCCGCGATTTGGAACGCATATTCAGGTTTCGCTGCAAGATCGGGATTTCCTTCCAGGTCTACGCCAAGCAGATCGCCGTATTTACGGAAGTTAAAACGACCCGTAATCATGATCACACCCCGCCCACGGTACCTGTAGCCGTCGCCTTTCTCCGTGTTTCCAAGTTTCTTTGCCAGGTCGCTGGGCGGCTCGTATTTCTTCTGCTGATCCGTCGGCCCCCATATTTCCTGAAGCCATCGGAATTCGCCGCTCTCATGAGAAACTTGAGCGAGAAAAGCTGAGACGCGCAGCGCCGTATTGATTTCGTATTTTGCCATCGCTGCGACGAGATGCGGCAGATATAAGTCGCGTTTCTCTGCCGGCAGGTTCGGCATGATCCTGTGAAGATCAGCGGCCATAAATGGGAATGATCGCTCAGCCGCCTCGCTCTCGGCAATCGCGGCCTCGATTGCTTTTAGGACCGGATCAAAGCCCCAGCCGCCCAGGTCGCGCCCGTCCTCGGCAATCAGAGCGAGCCTGACGGCCTTCTCGCCTGCGGCGTTGGTGAATAGCTTTTCCGTGGCAATGCGCGCGCGTTGGTTTGGTGCCATAACTTTATTTGCTCCTTTATTCGCTGGCGATTTTTAGCCCAAGTTTCGCTTGTGTTATCTCGCCCAACTCGCCCCAGGTGCAGCCGCCCCAATCGAATGTCGCTGGCCACGTCTCGTGGTGATCGCATTCGCATGAGTTGTAGCTTTGACAGCAGGGGCCAAACTCCTCGTCTATCGCCTCGTAGATTTCTTGTAACTGATCGAACCACTCGTCGCTTTTTAGATCCGTCTTCGAATCAATCCGAACTACGTAGAAGTTGGGACGAGTCAGCATCGGCGATAGTTTAATGAACTTCTGTCCGTCGCCGAATATTTGATCAACTAAATATGGCGTGACTTTGTATTTCGTGCCCCACAAAGAGGCTGTGGTTTCTGGCAGTTTCATTCGTCGTCCTCCCCTTCCGGTTTGACCTCGCAGAATATCGCTAAGCACACAGCGATCGGCGCGAGGATCAGGATTAGTGATGTTATTAGGGGGATATGCATGGGGGGATAGTCTTTCTTTACAAAAGAAACGATTTGTTAAGAATCAAAGACCGCACATCCCTGTGCATTCCTCGATCCAATTCATTTGGCCGCGATCTTCGGCGGTCGAAAAGTCCACTTCGGCAAGCGGCTGACAACTGCGGTGCAAATAGAGTTTGCCCCGATGACCGCCACGATTGCGGATTCGTTCGTCGAACTCGATCACGTCTGCCCATTGCTCAGGGTCTTCTTTGATCGCGCGCCATTCGCTGTTGCCGTGATAGGGACAACCTAGACAGGCAGACTTGCGCGGGGTCGGGTAGCCGTGAAGCTCCAACCACGTGATGCAATCCTTCCGCGTCATCGCTAGTTCGCAATCGAAGATCAGCGGATAATGATTTGAATACCAGAGTGCGCGGCTGTCGCGCATCCGTCCGGCTTCGTCTGCGCTGATGCCGAGCCAGAATTGCGCGCTGTTTGGCTTCGCTCGCTGGCGCGGTTTCAGGCCAAGCAATCGCCGCACTTCTTTTTCAATGACTTCGATCTTGTATTCGCGCGTGCATTGGCGGCGAATCATTCCCTCTCGCTGGCCTCCGTCTGAGGTGTAGAGAGGCATCGAGGCTGCACGCTGACCATCCCGCTGCGCGCCACGGTCCGTGGCGCGCAGCGTGTCATCGCGGATATTTCCGCGCGTGGCTTGAATCACCGGGATGCCGCAAGTGCCGCCGATCCGCGCCAACTCGCTGAGCCATTGATAGACCTCTTTCGGCTCCCACTGGGTGTCGGCGAAGATCGCGGCGTCTGGCTTAGGCGTCAAGACGCCGCGACACGCCATTAAGAACATTGCGCTTGATTGAACGCCTGCGCCTAAACTGATCACTCGAATCATGATTGCCTCTTTACCTTTGGATTGTTTTGTTAAGAATCCGCCTACACCGCGTCGGCCTTCTTAAAATATTCCCGCGCCTCCGCGTACGCCTCTTCGTACCCTTCGCCGAATCGCTGATACAGCGCTGATCGCATATGCCACGGCAGCGACGAATAGTGCGGGCGGCAGAATGTTTGGCTCATCGCCTTCCTCGCGCCGCAAAAGCATTTGTTGGTTTGCAGTTCGCGCAGGATGCGAGTGCGCTCGTCGTTGGTTATTGAGGTTTGGTTGGTCATGTGAATTCCCCTGTTATGGTGCGTTGGGCTCAGTGTTCAGCGTTTCCGTTTCTGTTCTTTTTGCCAGTCCCGGATGATTTCGTAACCGTATTTGTGGCTTTCGACGAACTTCTTAAACTCATGAAGACCTTCGAGCGAGATGGCAATTTCGCGGTGTTTGACCTGTCTTACGCTGCCGTTTTCAACGACCAGCACACCGTTATCATCCGCCTTTTCGCCTGAGTAATTGACCGATCCGCTCAGCGTGACATCGTGCGGGGTCAGCACATTGTCAATAAGGTATTGCAGCCACTCTACGTAGTTATAAAACTTCTCACCGTGATCCCATTCGATTCCGCGACAATCTTTCGTCAATTGCCATTGGCAATATCCGTCCTTTGGCGCGCATGGGTCTTCCATATCCCTGCCATCAATCCCCTCAAGTTCGCGCAATCGCACGATCACTTCAGCGGGCGGCAATTTGTCTAAGTCGAATCTGCCGTCAAATTCTGTCGTGTATCCCATAGCGTTCTCCTTTATGCCGCGTCCGCGTTTGGGGCGGCGGTTTCGCATCCTAGCCGTACATTTCTCTTAGGGTGTTAAGAGCTTCGGCCCATGTGATTTCGTTGTTGATGGCGGCTTGCGCGTAGTCGCTCGATTCCTTCTCGGGAACCTTCCACTTGCGGACCGATTTCCAAAACTCGGTTGCTGTAACACTCGGAGTGTTGTTCCCCAGCTGGGCGTCTTGGATCGGGGCAGGGGCCTTCGTCGGCCGCGGCTTGCTCACCGGCGCCGGTTTGACAGGTTCCGTCTCTCCCGGCTCGGCGTACTTCTCGGCCTTGTAGTCACTGTCGTACAAGTCGAGCGCGATACCCAGCAGTGAGGCGCACTTCTTCAGCGCGTCGGTCGCCGCGCCCTTGTAGCAGTCGCCTATCGAGACCGGCGCCGTACCGTCGCGCTTCATTTCTATCGGCTGGCAACCGTATTGCGTCTTGGTGACGGTCCGGCCATTCATGCGGACCGTCAGCGTTCCGCGTACTTTTATCTCAAAAGGCCTGTCGCCATTCATGAGCAGTTCTTCGTTGTCGGCCACGAAATCCCAATCCCAGCCAAGCGCCTCGTTAAGAGTGCGGATAACATAAGCGCCGTCAGTGTATTTGAGTTTTTGCCCACCCCTACCCTCACGTACGCGGATTTCACTTGACGGCGTGCGCTGAGACAGCATTCGCTTTATCGCCTCAAGTTGCCTGTCTGGCGCAACCTCCGCCAGTTCCGCCGACGCGTCGGTTTGTCGAATCTGTAAAGCTGTATTGTTCATGATTGTTCTCCGTTAGTCTTGAAGCGGGGAAGCGCGCCTGGTTTGATTATCTTGCGCGCCTCCCCTTTATTGCGCGCTCGGCCCTCATTCCTTGCGCGCAAACCCTTAAACCTGCTGAAGAGCCGCGCCGATGAGGCGGCGCAGGCCTCTTGTTATCTCGGCGACAGCGTCCCTCCATTCCGGTCGCGGCGCGGCGAGATAGGGCAATAGGCTTGTTCTGTAGCGATCGGTGACGATCGGGTTACGCCCGAGCGTCGCTATCCTGTGATGCTCTCGCCCGATTAAGGGCTCCGTCAAAGGCCCCGTAAGAGGCTCTGTCGGGGCGTTTTCTATGTCGTATGTTTTATTTTTCATGGTGAGGTTTTAATTATTCTCTGCGTTGAAACTTAATGGCGAGTCGCGCCCCTCTTTAGGGTCTATTGAATTCCTTTGCCGCCTGTGGGGTCCACCACCGGGAGGGCTTGCACGGCTTGCGACTCGCCAAACTTGATTCAAAGATCCCACCCTGAGACGCAGCGCCGCTTTCCCCATACGTGCTCACGACGCCGCGTCTCCGGGCTTGCGAATGGCGGCTAGCGATCCGCCATTCGCGTATTCGGTTCCGATCCCCCCAGACCGTCCCCGAATCTTGAAAGATCGTCAAGTTAAATCGCCCAGCCATCGTAACGAACAACAGCGAACTTAACGCCTGTCCTGTCGGTCTCGACGCTTCGAGTCGTGAGACGGGGAGCCGCCAGCTTAACGGCCTCCGCGTAGAGCGCGAGCAACCGAGCGCCGGCCCGATGTCGGCAAGGCTGGCTATGAAAGAAAGCCTCGCATTGGCACACGCCGTTGGCGCGGTAGGTCTTTCCGCTTTCGGTCGTAAACACGTAGCAGTGTTGCAGCTCGGTAACGATCCACTTGCCGTTGAGCAGGGCATCGGCAGCCTTGTCAATCGCGGCGATCCATCGTTTGTTGCCGCCAGCTTTCGCCTTCGCATCCGCGACCACTTTCTCGAATTGGGCTTTGTTGATTTCCATATGCTCACCTCACATTTTGCATTCTAGTCAATTGACTAGCGAAGTCAAGAACTTTTTTGCTATTGACTAAACTTTTTTTTGGGGGTATAAGTGGCGCCCATGAAAAAACAAGACAAACTACTGTCGGTCGCAGAGGCGGGAGCGCAACTTAGCGTCGTTCGCCAGCGCGTCCTACAGTTAATATGGGACGGGCTCCTTGAGGCCGAGCGGGTAGGGCGTTCTTATGTGGTAAGGGAGAGCGCGGTCAAGGCCTACAAGGACAAAGGTAAACCGAAGCTAGGAAGGCCCCCGAAGGGTTCAAAGAACGGACACAAGAAATGAAATACTTTCTGATATACAACTCTGACGGGGACACTATCGTCTCGGAAATCACAAAGGAGAAATTCTTGCGCGAGGTCGAAGATGGAGCCTGGGGAGAATCGCCAGAGTTTTTAGATTCTCTCCCTGAGCGCGACACGAACTACTGGAAAGGCAAAATGCTCCTTATCAAAGGCGAAATCGTAACGCTCAAGAAAAAAGAAGTTGTCACCAAATACGACATTGAATAAATGACCGAACCGACGAAAAAAGAGAAGAAGGCCAGAAGGACCGGCCACCGAAAGCGGCTCGGACCTGACAAGTACCTTTTGCGCGTATTCCTCCTGAAGGACTCAGAAGGGAAGCGACGCTACTATACGGAGACCTTCCACGGAAAAGCCTACCAGGCCGAGGATCGCATCCGGGAAATTCTCCGGCGTCACAGGACAGGCGAGCCCTTGAAGGTTTCGGCGGACAGTTTCGGAGCGGTCCTTGACGAATGGCTCGAAGCGCAAAAACACGCCGTCGCGGAGAAGACCCTGCGGACCTACGAAGACTATGTACGGCTTTACCTTCGGCCAAACCTCGGCGGAGCGCTTCTCGCCCAGGTCACAGCGGCTGACATTCAGAAGCTCTACAATAAACTCCTGGAAGCGGACTATTCCCGAGGGACTGTCGGCCAATGCCATGTAATCCTCGGGATGGTCTTTCGGTTCGCTGTCGGACGCCGCAAGCTGACCGGATCGCCGATGGCCGGGGTCCGACCCCCGCGTTCTCAAGCCTCCGGGGAGTCTGAAGGGTCCAAGGCGATGACCAGGGACGAGGTCGGCAAATTCCTCGACGCCGCGAAGGATTCCAAACTTCTGAACCTCTACGAACTGGCTTTCCACGTCGGATGCCGCCCAGGCGAACTGCTCGCGGTCAAATGGGACGACCTGGATCCGAAGGGCCGGACGGTTCGGATAGATCAGACGATCGTATGGCGCAAGCGGGGCGATTGGTATTTGAAGCCGCCGAAGACGAAGGCTGGCCGGCGAGTGATCGCGGTCACTCAGGCCATGGTCGACGTGCTACAGGCCCAGCGGACCCTTCAGCTTCAGGCGAGACTGAAGGCCGGGCCGGCGTGGAAGGATCACGGATTCGTGTTCACGCAGGACAACGGCTCGCCCTGGGCGGTCTGGAATCTATACGCGGATTTCAAGAGAGTCCTGAAGGCCTCGGGGCTGCCGTGGCGCTTCTCGCCCTACACGGCGCGCCACACCGTTGCGAGCCTCCTGATGGAAGACGGGGCGAATCCGAGAGCCGTCTCCGATCGTCTAGGACATGCCCGGATCGCCATGACGCTCGAGAATTACACGCACATTTCCAGCGGTCATCAGGCGGACCTGAGCGCCCAAATTGAGGGTCTCGTGAGAGCTAGGCATCGCATAAGCAACAAAGATGAGGCCGATTTAAAGGACGACCCTTTAGAATCAGCTATTTAGAGCTTCCGTGTTCTGTACTCCTTGTATAAAATGCGGAAAAAATCAAATGTACCGGGGGATTGTTAGACGTTACTGGAGGTTGCGTATTACATTGATGATACAATGGTTTTATGGTAACAACATCAGCGTGGAGGTTCCTTGGCGGCGCTTGGTGTTACTTGAGATTGGCGCCTATCTGGCGCCGGTCGCCATATGTTTGACATCGCACATATAGTTTGGTAATGGTATGAGCATCTCACTTGACAAGTCGTCCCCAGAGTTATCACGGCTGGTTTTTTGGCCGGAAAGATCCCCATCCCCTTCCTACCAAGTCCGCCGTCCACAGGACAACCTTATCCACGCCACTGGAGGTACACATGGCTTCATCGTCGAATCCTAACTTCGATGACCTACGCTCAAAACTGGCTTACCGCCTGGGAGAACTCGCTCGGGCCTGCAGCTTGTCGACCCATTTCGTTCGCGCTCAGATCCGTAAAGGCCATCTGCCCGCGCGCAAAATGGGAACGTGCGTGATTATCCTGGCTGACGACGCCGAGAACTGGCTTCGCAATCAGCCGCTTTATAGAATGGGCGCTGAAGTGGATTCGTCCGCTGATATGTCCGTTAAAAGCTGATAAAATAAAAAGCGACTTGTAGCGTCCAAGTCCTAACCAGTGTCGCTACAAGTCGCTGCACCTCGGTCCGAGTGTCTGGGCAGACTCTATACTACCTTTCGACTCTCGGCAACCGTTCGAGGGTAAAAATCCATGCTAAATATGAGAAAAGCCCAACGGCTTGGGACCGTCAGGCTTTTAGAACTGCACCCAGATAATACGGTGGACTGGCCAAATACTACCACTAACCCCATTCTAATTCAATCGACAAAACGCCCAGCCTGTACGAGATGCGGACGCGCCAATCCGTTCAAGGAGGTGTCCCGATGAAAAACAACGCTCCCCCTCTGCCGCGCGACCGCGATCTGGAGGTCGCCGTCCTTGGTTCCCTTCTCTTCTCCGAGTCTCCGGATAGGGTCAAGGAAGTCCGCTCGATGGCGCCGCCTGAATGCTTTCTCGCCGGGTCTCGGGAAATCTACGACGCCTTGGGCGACCTGGCCGACAAGGGCGACTCGATTAACCCGGTCATGCTGGCCGACAGGCTGAAGGATCGCGGATCGAAGATTGAGCCGGCCCACCTGGCGGAAATGCTCATCAATAAGCCCATCACGTCGGACCTAACCTCGGAGATTGCGAAGCTCCGGGAGTTTGCCACGAAGCGAGCGATTCTCAGACACGCGGAACACTGGTTTAACGAGGCTCAGGCCCGCGACGTGGACATTTCCTCTCTCGTCGAGCGGATCAGGAGCGCAGCCGGCGAGTTCGACGGGATGACCTCGGCTGACGACTCAGGGGCGTTTCCCTCAACTCCCGGCTTCTACTCCTCTCTGCGCGAACTTCACGCTAAGGAGACCGTGCCGGCTGAAGACCTGATGATCGGGGTCCGGCGCCGACAAGTAACGATCTTCGCCAGTGTTACGAGCGTCGGAAAGACCACTATCATGCTCAATCACGCCCTCGCGGCGGCTGGTGGCCAAAACTGGGCGCCGCTCCTCCCTGAGCGGCCCGAACGGCCCCTGAAGATCGTCTTCATCGACGCTGAGAGTACAGATGATGAGCTAAAGCGGGACACTCAGACGATGCTTAGGACGATCGGGAACGGAGACCTCGCGGCTGAAAACTTTATTCCGGTCGTGGACGCAATGATCGACGGCGAGCCGCTCAATCTTTCGACCAAGAAACACTTCGACCAGGTAAAACGGTTCCTTAAATACCATCAGCCGGACATAGCGATCTTCGATACGATAAGCGCCCTTTTTACCCTCTACAGCGAGAACGACAACGCCGAAGTAGTGCGCAAGGTGATTCGGCCACTGAAGGAGCTGGCGATCGCTGGAAATTGCGCCGTCTGGGCCTCTCACCATATCGGTAAAGCCGGTGAGTCCGACGAAGCAGAGGAGGCGTACAGGGGCCGGGGAGCTTCAGCCTTCGGAGCGAACGTACGCGGCGTCATTACCTTACGAAAAGAAAAGGCGCTCGGCGATGGGTACGTGCGCTTGACGCTAGGCAAGTCCAAAGGCTCGAAGCTCGACCCGGTTAATTTAAAACTCGATTTCGCCAAGCGGGCCTTCGAGCTTTGCGCGGCGGCGCCCCAGGCTCAGACCCCTTATCAACAGGTGATCGGAGTTTTCAACGGAAAGCCGCTGAAGACCGGCGAGGTCAAAAAGCTTCTTTCTGATCTCTCAAGGGCGTCTGTCGAGCGGGCGCTGGCCGAGGCGGTCAAAAACGGGGACCTGCTTCGGACGACTCACGGCGCCTACGAGCGGCCCAACAATCCCCAAAATCCCAACTCCCTCAACTCCCTCACTCCTTATAGGGATGAGGGAGTTGAGGGAGTTCCCCAAATCGAAGAAAGTGAAGATGTTAGCGGATTTTTCGAGCAGGTGTCCGAAAATGGGATGAGGGACTTTTTTGTAGGATCCGAGCCCTGGGAAGACGATCCAGTTCTCGATGCCATAGACCAATGAAAGGAGATTCTAATGAAAGCGCAACGAATCACGACAGCCGAATACCGCAGCCTCCGCCGCGCTAAACCCGCCCGGAAGGTCAAGGATTACAAAGCAATCTTCCTGCATCAGCTCGACCTGGCCGGATTGCCGCAACCTGACCGGGAGGTTTATTTCGCCCTACCGCGCAAATGGCGTGCGGATTTCTGCTTTCGGCGGGAAATGGTAATTGTCGAGTATCAAGGGATATTCGGCGGGCCGAACGCGAGTCACGCCAGCCTGGGCGGACTCAAGCGCGACTACGAGAAGTTCACAGAGGCGAGTCTGTTGGGCTACGTCCTCATCTTGATTACCGCCGAATCCGTGAATGACGGACGGGCTGTCGCGTGGGTTGAGCGGGCGTTGAGGGGCCTTAACGAAAGGAGTTTATGAGTTACAGCAAGGATACTTTTACAACCGATACGCTTTTGTCTTTCATTGTGAAACTGAAGCAGTTAAAAGCTGCCGCTCACGAGCAGGCGTTTCAGCCTAAATCCGATCCGCGCTACACGGCGATCGAGCTGAAGATCGACGCGCTGCTCGAAAGGGCGAAAAAGCTGGTCCCAGCCGTCATGCTTGCCGAGGTCGAAGGCTTGAACGCCTTGATAAAAGACCTCTACCAAATGTTCGGCGAACAAGAACAATCCGAAATTACAGAGAAAGGAAACGGGAATGGACATTGAGGAAAACAGAATCGGCTACGAAATAAGAGAGCCACGAGAAGGCGAGATGGACCCAGCGCCTACGCCCGTCATGCTCTACTCAATCGGCCTGAACGCCGACGAACTACTGACGAGCTACGCGGCGCTCAGAACCTATCTAAAAGTTCTCGCCAACCGCGAAAACGAAGACCTCGAACAGATTCAGAGCGCCGCGAAGCTGCTTATTTCGTTAAAGTCGCGCGCCGTCAGGGCGTCGAAAGAGGTTAGTCTAAGGGCAGTAAGAAATGACACGCTCATTGATTCCAGTGCAAATCCCGCATAGAATCCATACACTGCTGATCGCGCAATGAACTCTCCTGGGCCGCTTTCCACGTGCGGCCCTCTTTTTTTTGCCTTGACAATATGATACAGCTTCCCCACTATTAGCGCGAATGGCGCGAAAGAACACACCAAAAACTGAAAACGGCTCTGATCTGGATCACTACGCTACAGAGCTTCCCTCCGATCCCGCCGCTCGGATTATCCCCGTGGACGAAAAAGGCCTTCGGGAAATGCTTTCCAAGCTGAGAGACGGCGAAAGATTCATTGCGGACCTTGCCGCTAAACTGGGGGTCAGCGCCCAGCATCTAGGCGAGGTACTGAAGGGTGATAAAGGCTTCGGTCCTAAGCTGCTCGGCGCGCTGGGAGTGGTCCGAACTTATCGGATGTTCGATATTGAAGTCATCATGGAGGATTCGACCGATGATCGAATCGCTTGAGCGCGTAATCCCCGAAGAGTCCCGGCAAAAGCTGTTGCTGGCCGTGGCCTTCCCTTCCGCTCGCAAGGTAGGCATCAGAGCGGCAGCGGATGAGGCGGGGATGAACGTATCTGATGCCGTTCAACTTTTGAATGATCCAACGTTCATCGCCCAAATTCGCCAGATCACTTTCGCCGAAGCCTCGGCTGCGCTTCACGGTCGCGGTGTTCCCGATCTGGTCGCAATAGCCACGGAGTCGGAGGAGGACCGCAACAGACTGACGGCCTGGCGCGTAATCGCGCAGATCACGGGCGACCTCAAACAGAAGCATCAACACGAAGTAAGGATTACTTTTGAAGACCTCCGCAAGCGTCAGAGCGATGGCGATCTGGCGGGGCTTTTCGATATTCGATCAAAGGTAATCGAGGGCGAAATCGAGGAATGAACGCCACAAGCCCACAGCTCATCCCGTTCGACCGGATAAAAATGATCGTTGATCCCGCGCGGATCGAGCGAGAGTATCAGGCGTATCTCAAGGAGGGTGACGCCTATATTGACCGCCGATTCACTGATCTACGCGATTGGGACTTCCCTGTTTACTGCGCCGTCAATATTACGATCACTACGAAGGATGGGCGCGCCGTTCCATTCCTGTTGAACAAGATCCAGCTCAGGCTTGTGGAAATAATCCTCGAAGAATTGACAGCCTTGCGCGCCGTCAGAATCCTGATAGACAAGATCAGGCAAGGTGGCGTCTCGACCGTAATCCTGATTTTCTTCTATTGGTTGACATCCCTTCGTGAGAATCGAAACACTCTTGTAATCACTCAAGACCTGGAATCGGTGACGAACTTTTCGAGCCGCATACGCGCGGCGATCGAGGAAGCCGACCCGCTTCTGACTCCGAATATCAAGAGCGAGCGCAACAATCTGATTCACTTCGCCAATCCCACGGCACGCGGCGGCAACAGGCGCGAACGCAAAGGCAAAGGCCTCGATTCAAAGATGATGTTTTTCACCTGTAAAAAGGTGAGCATCGGGCGCTCTTTCACGTTTCAATACGTCCATATTTCGGAGGCGGCTTTCTACCTCGACCAGAAGCCGAAGGTTAGCGTTAAGACCCTGCTCAGTTCCCTTGCCCATGCCGTTCCGCTCCTGCCTGGCTCGATCCTGATTATCGAAACCACTCCGAATGGCCTGAACGAAATAGCCGAAATGTGGGACAAGGCCATCAAGAAACAAAACGAATTCCGTCCGGTCTTCTTCCCCGCTGTCGCGTCCGAAGAGTACCGCGCGCCGCTCCCGGAAGGCGCAGCCCTTGAACTGTGCGAAGCCGAAGAGATGTCGGGTGTTCCAACCATGTACGGCAACGAGCTGGCCGAATCAAAGGTAATCAGGAAACAGCTAATCGAATGGTATCCAGACCTTTATGAGAAATGGGGCGACAAGTGGCTTGAGCGCGAATTGCTCGCTCGGTTGAACTGGCGCCGCCAATACATCGCCGGACCCTGCCATGGAGACAAGGCGGTATTCCGCCGCGAATTTCCGCTTACGCCCCAGCAAGGCTTCGAGGCCACGGGCCGCAACTGCTTCGACCTGCGATCCGTCGCCTTGATGCGGAAGCTGGTCGAAGACGAAGGCATCCAGCCGCGGCGCTACAGTTACATCCACGATCCTGAAAATACCGATCCGTCATCGAAGTTCAAGGCCGACGATTACGGACCACTGGCTGTATACGAACCCCCACAGTTGGGCGTTCAGTACGTATTATCAGCGGACCCCGCGCTCGGCAATCCTAATAGCGATCCGTCAGCCTTGCTCATTCTGGCAGTGTCGGAAGAGTCGCCGTATCTCCGTGAAGTGGCGTCGTACAACAAGATCACGAAGCCTGACGTATTCGCGGAGTTGACTTACTACCTCGGAACGCTTTACGGAATCGCTCTTGTAGCGCCCGAGCGAAACGAGCGGGGCGGCTTTGTCGTCTGTCTGAAACTTCATAAAGAACTGAAATATGAGCGGCTTTACTTCGAATTCAACGCCTACGACAAGAAGCCAGCGGAGGAGCCGGGGTTCGTCACGAAGGATTCAAACAAGGCGACGATTGTGGCCGGCCTGGATTATCGAATCAGGGACGCGGAAATCCTACTCAGAACGCCGCTCTTGCTTGAACAACTCGAACATTTCGTTGAACTCGAAAACGGCGAACTCGGCGCGGAACCCGGATACAACGACGACCTGGCGATGTGCGCAATGATTGGCGTGAATGTCTCGCTGAAGGTTCACTATTACATACCGAAGCCTGCGCCGCCGCCCGGCTCGATAGGCGACCTGAAGAAGCGCGGAATTTTTAAGAGGAGATAGACGATGCCGAGAAAGTATCGCCCGCCCGCCGCAAATACGAGCGACAGAATGCGCGTCAATCGCGCCTCGGCTGCTGTTGTCGAAGAGACCGGAGACGCCGAGAAAGACGGCCCGCTTTGGATGTCGCGCCTGATGAAAACGCTCCATATGCGCATGGAGTCGGACAACGGAGACCGCCATTGGGCCGCGTATCGGAATTGGTTCAACGGGCGGCAGTGGCAATTCGAGGACACTGGGAAAAACTCCTGGGACCTCTACAGTGACACGATCACGAGCGTCTACACGAATAATATTGTCCAAACCATCGCGTCGGCCTACATGCCCTTCCTCTTGAACGGCAAGATCGAATTCAAAGTGAAGCCGAAGCCGAACCGCCCCGGCGACGTGAACGCCGCCGAGATTCACACGTCGATGCTCAACTACGAGTGGGGCGAGCGGGAGATAACCGAACAGGTCAAAAAGGTGGTCGACGATGTTGTGGTGCTGGGCCACGGCATAGCCGAGACGGCCTACATCGTCGAAGTGGACGAAGCGCGCCGGAAAGCGTCCGGCAACATCGAGTATCGAGACTATGTGAAGCGTGACGCTGCGATCGTTGAATGGGTAGACCCGCATGATTTCCTTCACGACCTGACCGGACGCGACGGGACGCCCCGGACGGGCCGTTGGGCCGCAAGGCGCACATGGATTCCGATTGCGAACGTCGTGGCCAACAAGCGCTATGATCCGAAGGTTACAAGGCTGATCGAAAGCGGCGCCGCGTCTCATAACCTGACCAGCCGCTCGGCCTATAGAAATGACGCGAGATTCAGCGCGGGCGGAATGTTCGGCAAGGATCTGGCCGTTCGGATTCCCGAAGAATCCTCAATCGCAATATGGGAGATATGGGACAAGGGCTACAGGCAAGTAATAACAATGGCCGAGGGTCTTCCCTACCCTCTCGACGTTGAGCCGTGGCGCTATCCGTATCTCGACGGCGTACCGTTCGTGATGATCCAGTTCCTTCGAGCCGAAGGCCTGCTGTATCCAATCGGCGTTGCGCGCCAACTCAAAGACCCGCAGTTGCAAATGAACCGCGTTCGGACCCAGCAAATCCAGAACGCCCGCGCGCAAAAGAATATGTACGGGGCGACTCCCGGCGTAGCAAAAGAAGCCCTCGATGATTTCGCTAATCTGCCGAATCTGAGCGTTATTCGAATGGAGCGGAACGGCGATCTGTTTGCAATAGATAATCCTTCCCTTAATCGGGATAACCTGATTTTAGAGCAGGCCATCGCGCAGGACGGACAGAAGGCGACCGGCGCTGATGCGATATTCCAGGGCGAAACGCCATCGGCGCGAACGCCCGCAGGGGTTGTGACGACGCAAGTTAATGTGATGCGGTTAAAGGCCGACGATAAAATCTCGAACGTCGAGGCGGGCGTAAACGAGATCGCTCGCCAGGTCCTTCAGCATTTGAAGGCGAACCGAGTGCAATCCGACGTGATCGAGATCGTCGGCCTTCTCGGCTCTCAGTGGCGCGAGTACAGCCACGCCGAGATACAGGCCGAAACCGATGTCACGGTGAGCTACTTCTCCGCTCCGAAAACCAACCCCGACATCGAGCGACAGCAGAAAACGCAAGTCGCCCAAGTCGCGGCGCAGTTCGATCCACTCATGGCTCAACAGGGATCGCCCACGCGGATTAACTTCACAGAGCTGTTCGCGTGGCTTCTGAAATCCTTCCCTGACTATCAGGACGTGGGCCGCTTTTTTACCCCCGCGCTCGTCATCCAACCCGAACTACAGCAAACATCAGCGCCGGCAGGGGCAGGGGCGGGCCTCCCGCCCGCTCTCGCAGGTCAGCTCGCGCCGCAACAAATTCCAGGCCAGCCCGGCATCGATCAGCCGGGCGAAGGCTTTTCATCTGAGGATCTTTTGATGCAAATCCTCGGCGCTTCAAGTCAAATCCAATAACGAGGTAAACCATGAAACTAAAACTCATTCTTTCAATGCTCCTTCCCTTGATGAACATGGCGGTAGCGACACTGCGAAATAAAGACGACAACTCCACGGGAGTGGACGACATCGCCGCAAATCAAATCGAGGCCGCTATCAAGAGCCTTGAGGAATACACAAACAGCTAAAGGCTTCGGGGTCGGCTGCGCGCGGGACTGTCAGGCAGTGGCCTTGCTGGCAGCCGGCGCTGCCAGCCCTGAAAGTGAACCTATGCCGTTATTTGAGTTTCAATGCGAAAGCCATGGGCGATTCGAGATACTTCGCAACAGTCTCCCAGAAGACGAACATCACGCCTGTCCGGTGTGCGACATTCCTGCGCCCTTCGCCTGGTCAAAGCCGGTAATGCGCCCGGACAGCCTTTGGGCCGGCCATGTCCTTGAAAACCACGGATATTTCACATCCGAATCTCAACTCAATAAAAGTATGAAGAAACGAAAACTTACGCGTGTCGGAGATCGCACGGATGCCGATGGAATGAAGGCGATGGCGAACGCCGCGGCAAAAGCCCGTGATGAGAAATTCGCCGCCGAATCAAGGCAATTTCTCAGGGATAAGATGGGCGAGCGCGGTCTACTTGACGCCTTCGGGCAACTCAAACCGGAAGCCTCGAAACCCCTAACCGACACGCCCCTTATCTCAACCAACGACGAGAGACTTAAAGTAAAACCTTAGCTTTCCGCTCGTAACTATTTGACACAAAACGGAAACAGGCTAATAATCCGCGCGTCGGACTAGCGCGCAGTTTGGAGTAAACTATGAAAGTACAAGCGCCAGTTGGAAACGGAATAGGCGTACAAAAGTTTTCGATGAAGACGACCCCTGGGGGCGGACTTCAGTTCGACGGCAACGCCCAGACGCCATTGCAGCAAGCGGCAGCGCTCGCAGCTGAGCCGCCCGAGGTTCCCGCCGACACGCCCGAGCCTGCGCCCAAGTCTACACCGCCCGCAACGGCATTCTCTCGACTTTATCCAGGGGTGGACCCTTCAAAAGTCCAGATGGATCTGGACCCCAAGACGAACAAGATTCGATTCAAGCCGATTGAAGCGCCGGCTAATACTGCGCCCGATCCGGTTACGGCGCCGACTCCACCGGCGCCTGTCGCGCCCTCCGAGCCCGATACTGTTGCGCAACTGAGAGCGGAGATTGCGGAGAACAATAAAATACAGAGCGCAATGCTCACGGCCTTGATGACCGGCAGGCCGCTTATGGAAGTGCTAAGCGGAGCGCCAGCAAAGCCCGCCGAGCCGGACTACAGCCGCTTTGATCTTGAAGACGAGGAAGGGCGGGCGGCTTACGCGCAGGCAGTCAGAGCCGATGCGATTGCCGCCGCCAAGGCGGAACTCCAAGCGGAGATGCGCAATCATCTTCCCTCGATTCAGGATGCGCGCAAACATGGCGAGACCTTTGCGCTCCAGGCCAAGTACGGCGCCGAGCCTGACTTTCAACAGAAATCCGCGCTTGCTCAAAAGCTGGCCGGCAACAATCCGAATGTTTCAATTGAAGCGACCTACAACCTTATTTCGCAGATTCAGGCCGGACTGGGCGTAAATCCCGCGCCGCAGCCCGCCGTCAAACAACCTTCAAATCCGATCCTTACGCCCGCGCAGGCCGAGGAGAAAGCTCGCCAAGCCGCGCGCTATCAATCAACGAACGGAGGCCGAGTGAACGGCGGGCCGTCGATGCCGCCGGGGCTGAATTTTAAACAGCAAAATGCCTGGGTCGCACAACAGTTGGCCCTCGGTCAAACCCCGGAGGAAATATGGGCCGCAAATGGCGTTCCAATAAGGAGATAACATGGCCTTAGACACCTCTTTCAATCGCGTAGTGGCAACGACATTGCCGCTCTACGCGCCGCGAGTCACGGAATCCATAGTCGGCTCAATCGCCCTGCTATGGAAAATGGCAATGATGGACGGAGTAGAAACCCGGCCAGGTGGAACTCAGATCGTCGAGCCGACCATCCTAACCACCAATACAAACGTCCACGCCTACACGGAATACCAGACGCTTGACACTGTCCTGCAATCCGATCCGAACGTGGCAAGCTATCTCTGGAAAATCATCGCCGGAACCGAAGGGCTTTCACTGCTGGAACAGGGCAAGAATTCCAACAGCGCGACGGCGCCCGTGGACCTGTGGGACGCGATCATCAATCGCCTGGCGCTCTCGATGAGAATCGAGGTCAACCGCGAGCTTTTCCTTGACGGAACGGGCGCAGGTGGCGCGGAGCTTACCGGGCTTGCGCTGGGGCTGGATTTCGCCGGAACCAATAGTGTCTACGGCAACATTGACAGTTCAACCTTCACAAACTGGCGCAATCAAACGGAAGCCTCTCCGGGCAATGTCATAGGAACTCCCACGTTGTTGCCGCCCGCGATGCGCCGTCTGGCCAATTCATGCTCAAGCCAGAACGAATGGCCGACAATGTATATCACTTCGAAAGAAGTGCATGAGGCGTGGGAAGGAACGCTTGTATCGAATGAGCGTTATATCCGCGAGGCGTTCGACGAGGATATGGTTCGGAGCGGATTCCAGAATTACATCTTCAAGGGCGGTGTGGTTTGCTTTGACGATCACATATTCCCGCATACGACTTCGGCCTCCCCTTCAGCTACAGCCGGTCATGGATTCCTCGCGCTTAATCTCAAGTATCTCAAGTTCGTGATGATGGAGAACTTCGATTTTGTGATGAGCGATCCGATCAGACCTTTCGATCAGATGGCCGACACGATCCAGATGATCCTTCACGCGAACGTCGTAATGAATAACCGGCGCCGTCAGGGCCGGATGAATGTAGCGACAGCATAAGGAGACTAACAATGCTAGGAGTAAATCCAACTCAAACAGATACCGTTAGGCAGTTCCCTTTGGGGACCAGGGCCGCTGACCCGAGAACAACCGATTTCCCGCAGGGCGAACTCAAATACGTCAAAGCGGGGTCCGCAATCTCAGCGGGCAATGCAGTTGTCGTAAGCCTTGCTGACGCCGACGAGCCTTACGCCGTGGTTCCGTCCTCGGCGCTAAATCAAGTAATCGCCGGAATCGCCGTTACGGCAATCGCCTCCGGTTCCTTCGGATGGGTGACGGTTCGCGGCAGAGTGGCCTCCGCCTTGAAGACCGCGAGTACTGTGACAGCCGGTGACGCGCTATCCACGACGGCGACGGCGGGCGCGCTCGCTATCGCCAACTCAACGAGCGCGACGGCGCTAGCGGTCGGGACCGGAATCGGCGTTCAAGCTCTCGATTCCAGCGATTCAAACTCAACGACTATCGAGGTGGTTTTAGCTTGATTCGACCTGAATACAATTTCATCAAGGACTCAACGGGAGTAATCCACGTCGGCGCAAGTTCGGGCCAGGAGCGTGACATTTACGCCGACGCCGGATTGCCCGTGATCTGGATCGAAGCCGATCCCGATACGTGCGAAGCCTTGAAAGGTAACCTGGTGGGCCGCTATGCGAATCAGAAAGCCATCGGCTGCTTGATTACCGACAAGGACGACGAGTCGTATCAGTTCAACGTGTCCAATAACAGCGGCCAGTCAAGCTCGATCTTTCCGCTATGGCTTCATAAGGAAGTATGGCCGGACGTTCGATACAGCCGCGAAATAACGCTGAAGTCCAAAACGCTTCAGACGGCGCTTCAGGGTGAAGACCTGAGCGTTTACAACACTCTCATTCTCGACATTCAGGGCGCGGAGCTGAAGGCGCTCGAAGGCGCGGGCGATGTTCTTAAACGCTTGAAATATATCCGCTGCGAGTCCTCGGACTTTCCTTTATACGACGGCGGAAGTTTGGATTACGAGCTGGACGATTTCCTGCTGAAACATGGCTTTCAGCGCGTCCAGACCTGGGAGGCGAAAGAGAGCGCGCCGGGGCGCGGGATATATGAAATTCTCTACCAGCGCGCCTCCACGATAAAGAACACCCGCATTCTCGATCCGGTGACGCGCAATGAAACGTGGGCCAGGGTGGGAGTTATCACGTCGGTTCCGCGCGTCGGCTTTCAGGTCCATGAGGCGATTATGCATGCGGCTTTCGGCGCAAAAGGCTGGCCCGTCGTTAGAGTCGGCGGCGCGTTTTGGGAACAGGGCATGCAGGGCGGGCTGAATATGATGGTCAAACTCGGCTGTGACTGGATTATCACGGTTGATTTCGACTCGATATTTTCCCCGCTGGATGTCGAAGAAATGCTCGTCATGGCCGCTCGTTATCCTGAAGCGGACGCGATAGCCTCGTGGCAGCCGAAGCGCCAGGGCGCCGGTCAATCCCTTATAGGACTGAAGGACGCCGAAGGACAATTCATTCCCAATATCCCGCTGGATTACCTGCAAGGCGAAACGTCGCTCGTGCATCACACGGTCTTCGGCCTGACGCTCATCAAGTCGGCATCGCTTCTAAAAATGCCGAAGCCCTGGCTGCAATCATTCCCGAACGAACAAGGGGAGTGGGACACTGGAAAGATAGACGCGGACGGCTATTTCTGGGACAAGTGGGGCAAGACGGGGCTGACTATTTACACTGCGAACAATGTGAAAATAGGCCAGCTCGAAGAGTACGTCCGATGGACCGGCCCAGGCTTCCAGGTGATAGACCAGCAGCTCAGCGAGTTCTACAAAAAAGGCAGACCGTTTTAAAGGAGATTTTATGCCTGCAATGAAGAAAATGAAGAAAACGACAATCGGCAAAAAGCCGCAATTCAACACGAATACGACAAATCCGGCGCCCGGCAAGGCCAACGGCGCACGCGGCTTCGTGATAGGCAACAGCGGCACGAAGACGATGGGCGCCGGTCGAACCGGAGGCGGCGGCAAGGCGATGGGAACCGCGAAAGGTCGCGGCGGGAGGTCGTACTGATGGCCGAAGAATTCCTGACCGCCGAGACTCAGGCGAAGCCGGAGAAGAAGACGCGCAAGCGCGGCCCTATGTCCGAGGCGCAGAAGGACAAGATTCGCGCCTCCAATCTCGCTACGCGCGAGCGCAAGCAGGCCGGGAAAGCCCCGCAGGCGCCGAGCGTTAAAACCGGCATCACCGCCGATGACGCCGAGGAGATGCGGCGCGAGCTTCAACTGAAAGCCGCCGAGGCCAAGATCAAGGAAGCCGCGATTTCTGAAGATAACCGCCTAATGGTCCATCAGGAGATCAAGGTGGACGCCTTCAATACCGTCCGGCGCTATGTCGAGCTGACCCCTTCGATGTGCCGCACTCGTAACTGCCCGTTCGACGCCGCGAAGGAAGCCGGCGCAACGGCATGGGGCGACAGTCCGATTGGTCAGCCGATGAGCGACGGGAAAACCTTCGGCGATCGGCTTATCGCCCTACGTGAATACCACGAAGCGACGGCCCATAGCGTTCAACAGCTCGATGACCACATCGTCACAGCCGGCGAACTAAACAAGCGTCAGTGGGGCGTCGGTCAAAGCATCAAGAGCGAGTTTTTGACAGGTGCAAAATAGACAGCGATGGCGACTCCTAACTCCATAGCTTTGAGTCTAATTCAAGAAGTCGGCGAGTCCACGGACGACGCCGACTTCGTTTTGCTCGTCGAAAAGCGCGTCAACGAGGCCGTCCAGGAGATCGCCCTTGCCGCCAATTTCAACCCCTACAAAGCCCGCGCCACGTTTGCCACGGTGATCGGAACGGCGACATACAACATGCCCGCAACGGCGCGCGAATTGATTCAGCTCCGATACGTCACGGACGGCGCTCCGATCACTTACGCCACAACTCAAGAACTGGTCATGCGGGGGGTAAAACTTACGGATTCAGGCCGGGCGCAGTTCTGGCTCGAGGATGGCGTCACGCTCTCGGGATCGGACACGCTGTTGAAGATCCGTCTTGTCCCGGTCCCAGCCGCCGTCGAATCCATCGAGGAAGAACACTACTTCGATCCGACCGACACGGCGAGCGCATCGAATATCCCAATCCCGCTCTCCTGGATCGTGCCAACGCTTGACCGCGTTCGCTCGTTTCTGCTCGAAAACCTGGGCAAGTACGACGCGTCGGCGCTCGCCATTCGCCGCTATGAAAAAAGCCTGAAGCGAATCGCCGACCGGGAGAACAATAAAACCGCCGACAAGGCCGTCTTGCAAGAGGTAGACCTCGCCAATCTGCGCCGCCGTCGCGGTCCGCGCCTTCCCGGCAATTTCCCCGACACATGGTAAGGAGGTTTAACCTTGGCCTCCACAAATGCCGATCAAGCCGGAGTAAAAACCATACCCCACGCCGGATGGGGCCGAGGGATCATCACGGCCAGGCCTTCAACGGAAATCCCAGACGACGCCGCGCAAGACATCATCAACATGGAGTTCGACGACTCCGATAATCTCTCGACGCGTAATGGTTTCATCGAGCTTTTCGCCACAACTTTCGCCGATAGACTTACCAGCGCCTATTACTTCACGAGCGGATCGGGCGAAATCGGAGTCCTTTACACGACAGCGAACCAGCTTCGCATCGTCGAGACGGACGGAACCGGCGACACGAATATCACCGGCGCTCTGACCCTACCTAACGATACTTTCTGGCAATGGGTCACTTACAAAGACATCGCCATAGGGGTGAACAAGGCGACATCCGGCGACAATCCAGTGAAGGTCTCAACGGGCGCTGTTGCAGCCGCGCTCGGCGGCAGTCCGCCAAAAGGCAAATACATCGCGCTGTGGGAAAATCGAGTCTGGATCATTTCAGCAACCGAGCCGAATCAACTGCGCGGCTCGCATCTTGGCGACCCTGAAAACTGGTCAACGGGAACGGACGCGCAAGGCGTTTCTATAGATATAGAGATAGACGACAACGACATCATTACCGGCCTTTTCGCCACGAAGGACGCGCTCTATATCTGGAAAACGAAGAAGATTTATAAAATCGTCGCCATTGACCCCGCGACAGCGATTACGAATGCCAGCAATCTCCGCGTGGCGATCCACTCGCAGACCATCGGATGCGTTTCGCCTTATTCAATCGCGCCACTGCTTGACGACGTTGTTTATCTCTCGCCACAAGGCCTTGCAAGTCTGCGGCTGTCGGAAGTGGCCGAAGATTTCAGGACCGCGCTCTACAGTCGCAACGTGGCCGAAATCGCCAAGATCCATAAGACGATAGAGGAAATCCCTTGCCTCTTGCTGCCGAATGTCAACCAGTACTGGCTGTCATTTCCAAGCAATCTATCAACCCGCTCTATCAACGAAAGCTACGTCCTTGATTATTTGAACATCCAGGCGGGCGTGGACGCCGCTCGCTGGACGCGCTTCACGGGCCTTGCGGGCTTTACGTGCGCAACCAGCTTTCCGACCGCCACGGGAACGGCGTACCTTGTCGGGGCCGAGAATCCAGACGGAACGCATCAACTATTTAAATATTTCCCGAAGGAGAGCGGCGGCGTATTTAACGACAACGGGGAGTCTTACCCAAAAGAACTTCGAACAAAGGCGTTCCCGCATGAGTCGGTCTTACTGCGCAAGGAATGGCACAAATGGGGCTTTAATTTCGATTTGTTGACCAATTCGGCTCAAGTGGCGATCCAGTATTTCCTCGATGAAAATCTGAACAAGGGTGGGAATCAATCATTTAACCTGACCGCCTCCACGCTCGGCGCGCTCTGGGATCAGGCGATATGGGACGTGGATTCATGGGACACCGCCGTACAAGGGCCGGTGCAGATCATAAGGCGGCTTCTCTCTAATTCTTCGGGCCGTATCGGGGAGACGATCACGTTTCGCGTCTCGAACGGCCAGGCCGACGAGGCAATTGTCATCAAGGATATGTTGCTGATGTACACGCTTTTGAACGAGAAAGGAGTCACAACCCTGTAATGGCCAGCACACTGGTAAGAGTGACGGACTTCATGCCGGCCACGCCAATCCTCTCGGCGGAGGTGGACTCTGAATTTAATCAGCTCGTCAATCTTCTCAACGGTACATCGAACAACATCAAGGCAACTCTCGACGTGAGCGATTCCGGCGATCCTCCGCTTGAACTGAATCAGCTTTCGACCGGGCCGATCCTCGAACTGTATCAGGCCGGAATCCTGAAGGCGCACTTTCGCAACGACGGCGCGCTGAATACTCCCGCGATCCGAGACGCGAACGACAACGAGCAATTGATTTTCACCCCCACGGCCTCGGCGGTGAACGAATTCACGATAACGAACGCGGCGACGGCGGGAAGGCCGAAACTGAGCGCGACGGGCGGTGACACGAACATCGGGATAGACATCATCCCGAAAGGCACGGGCGTAGTTAAGATTCAATCCGCCGCCCCGGTCGCCGCTGAAGACGCCGCGAATAAAGCGTATGTTGATGCAAAAGTAGTTCCATTCGCGCTGGGATTCAGGATAGACGATCCTTCCACGTTTGCGCTCAACAGCGACTCGGCAATGGTCGCAATAAGAGTCCCGGCAATCGTGGCGGGCGGCGCGTTCATAACAAAACTTACGATCCTGCGGACAGGTGGAACGCACACGGCGGGCGCGAGCGTCACTTTCAATGCGCGAATATTCAACGGCTCGACGGTCGGCTCAGGCGTGAGTTTTAACGACACGAACAATGCGATCAATACGCCGTATTTCGATGATTTCACGGATACCGCGATCTCTGAAGGCAATTTCCTTCTCGTTCACATAACAGCGAGAAGCGGAACGATCAGCGAAACGCTGGTCAATATCACGCTCGAAGGCTACCAGAAGGTTAAGACCCTGTAGGCGCTATGGCTGCCATTCAACGGATAACCGATTTCATTCCCAATACGCTCATCGTCTCGCAAGAGGTGGACGACGAATTCAACCAGCTCGTGAACCTGCTGAGCGGCGTATCCGACGATAACGACACGATCCTGAGATACACGCACGCCACGGACCCTGTTCTCAAGGTGGATCAGCTCGGCGCGGGCCTTATTCAGCAATGGCTGCAAAACGGCAGCGTCAAATCGCGGATCAACAATAACGGCTCATTTGAATCCATTGCAGGCCCCGCGCTCGCCGCGTCGCAACTGATAGCGGCCCCTTTGACGATAGATGGAACGACCGACATTCTACTGAAGGCGAACGGGCAGATTGTCGGCTATCCTCGAACTATCGAGGTTAACACGGCGACCACGAATAGTTCGGGCGCCGGGCCGGACACGCTCCATAGCTTCAGCCTTCCGGCGAACAGTCTTGCAAATGACGAAGATTTCCTTGAAGTCGAATATGCTTTCATATTCGCGGGGAACGATAATAATAAAGGCATAGGGGCCACATTTGGCGGGACGGAATACGCAAGGCGCGGGCTTGCGTCAACAGACCTCGATGGAACCGTGGGCGGAGTTATTAAGTCCAAGATAGTCAGGCTCTCTACAACGAGCGTAATCGTATCGTCTATGATGGTGGCTAATGTGATGTTCGGAGATTCGGCGAACGTGTTCACCGGAACAGGCGGCAATGGCGGGATAGTATTTGGATCAACGGTTGCGATCACCGGATTGCCGGACCTTACGGCAAATGCCACCACGATGACCGGACAAAGCCTAGGCGTGGCCGCTGCGGACGTGATCCAGCGGCTTTCGGTTATTAAACTCACTCAAATGACATAGGTGTTTTATGGCGGTATCGAACCTTTCAGCGTTTCAACAGGCTTTACAGACCGTGGTCGGCTCAGGCAAGGGCGCGGGCGCGAACCTGACGCCTGAAATCCTGGGCCGTGTGGCAGATTCGGTATTCGGGCCATTCCCGATTCCGCCCGGTTCGCAAATCATTTTCCAGGGGCCGGACCGCGCCGAGTGGATCGATCCTGACGGCTTCAAGCACAGCGCGATGCGCTCGCTCGACGGGCGCGATCCGAACGCTGGCCGCATTATGGACAACACGGACCGCCCGGCGATCCTGCCAGCCGGCCAGGGCCAGCAGAATCTTTTATCGCAACTGACAGGCGCGCAGGGTATACAATCCGACATCGAAGCCGTTCGCAATCTGGCCGCGCGGTTGCAGGAACCCGCCACGCTCGCCACGCTCGACCCCGCGACAGCCGCATCGCTGAAGGCCATCACGGATAACACGCTGCTGCAATTAACCGAGCAATTCAAGCGGGACCAGGCGGCGAACGTGGCGCAGCTATTCGGGAATCGGGTTCAGTCAAGCTCTATCGCGACAGATGCCCTAAGCCGACTTCTGGAGAGTCAGGGCCGTGTTACATCGGACGCCCTGGCGCAAGGCGCCGCGCGCGAACTCGGAGCGCGGCAATTCGTAACCGATACCCAGCGGGCGAACCTTGCGACCGCGCTTCAAGGCTTGCTCGGCGGCGCGGACCTTCAGAGCGGATTGATTCAAAATCTTTCAGGCCAGCAGACGCAGCGCGACATCGCGGGCGGAAATCTCAATCTGGGCTTTGCCGATCTGGCTGAAAGGGCGAGACAAGGCAACCTGAACTTCGAGCTTAGCCAGCAAGAACAGGATCGAAAACTCGCGGAATCCAGGGCATTATTACCGAAGATTCTGGCGACGATTCAAACGCTAGGCCAGACTGCCCAAGGCGTTGGAACGGCCATTGGGGGCTTTAAGGCGTAGGAGGATTTATGGCATTTGGCCCGGCTACGGCAGGCGTTGAACAGGCGATTCTAGCCCTACTCGAAGGGCGAAACGCGAGCCCTCTCGCGCCTGTTCCGCTTGCCCCTACAGGTGGAATAGGGCCGCTTCAGATGGACACGACGGCGGCTCTCGCGGCGCTTCAGCCGCAACCCGTGCCGCCTGCGCTTCCCGGTCCCGTGGACGCGGAGGCTATCCGATCTCGTTTCGCCGGGATGGCCGGACCCGAACCGCAGGCGCCCACGGTCGAGCCGACGAGTATGATTATCCGCATCGCTCGCGCCCTTCAGGGTTTCGGCGCGGGCGTTCAAGGGCAAGGGCCGCAATTCCTCGCGCAGATCGCAGAGCAACGCGAAGCGCCACAGCGTGAATTCAGGGCAAGGAAGGAACGCTTTGATACGCGCAAACAGGAACTTGGAGTGATGGCCGAACAGGCCGTATTGTCCGCCGAGGACCGTCGCGCGCAGCGAACGCAACAGCTTTTGGACAAACAGGCTGACCGGGATTTCGAGGAATCAATCAAGCGGGCGGGCATTAAGAGCGCTGAGGCTATCGCGCAAATGCGCGCCGCTTTCGATCTGGAGCGGGATGCTCGCAAGGCCGAATTCGAGCGACAGAAGCAAGCCCGCAAGGACGCCAAGGACCGTAAGGCGGCGATTACGACGCTCGCCAATACCTTCACGGATGATTTTAAAGTCTCGCGGCAAGAGGCTTTACGGTTCGCTCAGCACGAAATAGAAGGGACGCCCCTCAGCGCGGCGGAGGCCAAGCGTTACAGCCGCATTGAGAAATACAGGCCATCCGCGGGCGGATCGGGCGGCGCGGGATCGAGCGGCAAGGTCATGGTCGAAATCGTCAATCCTGACGGCTCCACGTCGGTCGTCCCTTTCGGTCAGGTAAGCGGAGCGATCAATTCGGGAACTATGAACATGGGACCGCGCGGCGTATTCGTCGAAGGCGGAACCGTGACGCCGCAGCCGATGCCAGGACAGCCCGGTGGGCCGGAGGGGCCATTCGTTCCACCTTCCGCCATTCAGCCCGCGCCCCCGCCTGGAACCGTATTCACTCGCGCGCAAGTCGAGGCGCACGCGAAGAAGACAGGCCGCGATCCGAATGCCGTCGAGGCTGACATACGCGCTCGCGGCGGCGTAGTGCAATAAGTTATGGCCGATGACGCAATCGCAAAATTCCTTAAACGGCCGGTCCCTAAGCCGAAGCCCGTCTCGATTGATGAATTCCTGAAGGAACCGATCGTTTCAACTCCCGCGCCAACTCCGAGACCCGGACTCGGGACGGCGAAGAATCTGGCGCTCGGCGTCGAGCAAGAGGTTTACGGGAACCTCGCGCCGTCCGCCGTTTCAGGACTTGAAGCCCTTGGCGCCGCACTGACTGGCGATCTAGGGCCAGCGGCGCAAATCGGGGAGCTGGCCCTTAGAGGCGTCGGCCAGATACTCATGGGCGGCAATCCTTCCTTTGCCGGGGCGGCAAAGTCGAACGCCGAAGCGATAGCCCGCACACAGGGGGCCCGGCAAGCTGGCAGGCAGGGCGATCCGATCTATGGAGCAATCGAGAGGGCCGGACGCGAAGTTGAGACAGAAGCCGCTCAAGACCCCTCGTTGCGGGGCAGAATCGAGCGCGGAGCGGGCCGAATCGGAGCCGCCGCCGCGCCCGGACTCGTGACCGCTATAGCGTCAGGCGGTAGCATCCCGGCAGTATCCGCAGTTGCGGCGGCTCAGTCCTTCAACTCACCGGAGATGCTGATTCCCAATGTCGCCCTCAACGCCGTGCCTATTCCGATTGGAAAAGTGGTCGCCCCGATCGTTCGCAGAATCAGGCCCGGCAAAGTCACCGCCGAAGTCGCGCCAGTAGTGCCGGGAATCGTTCCAGAAATACCCGCCATTTCGCCGGAAACGCCCCTTCCTGCGATCCAAACCCGTCCCCCCTCCCCTGCCCTTGCGCCGGACGTTCCGGTCAATCCTGCGCCGCAGGAGGCCGCCGCGCTGAATTCGGCCATCCAAAAACTTGGAACCGACAGCGTTGACGAAATCGCGGAGATGATCGCAAACGCCAATCGGCGCTTTAACAAGACCGTCTCGGCGCCGGGCCAGCCAAAGCGGGCGATCACGCCAATTGAACGCCAGTCAATGCGGGAGGACTATCAGAAGGTAAGCGCGCTTACGGAGGCGGAAAACAAGGCGCTGGCCGAGGTCTTGCCCGAACGAACATTCTCGCCTGTAAATAAAATACTGGTCGAAGGCGAGCCGACCGCGCGCGCCATATCTGATATTCCATTGGATGAGCCAAGCGCGCAGCTTGACGCCAACCTACGGGAACTAAAAGCGTTCTTCGGTTCGCGGGACATCGTGCAAGAGAGCAAGATCGCGGCAGCCGTAGGCCAAAGCGTTGACGATCCCGCGATAGTGTCGACCGCCGATCTGGGCCTCGATGTCGTTCCGGTTCCAGTCCGCCCGGTGGACGCCGTTCCAGTCACGCGGCGCATTTCCGTGGACGACATTTCGCTCGGACGCGACACGCTTTCCAAAGGCCGAATGTTCCAGGCTCAAGAATCTCTCAAGGGAGGCGTAAAGCCTGAGACAAAGGGCGTACCGCTACGTCAGCAAGTGGAGCCGATGACGGTTGTTCCCGATCCGCAAAGGCCTGGTAAATTCATTGTCGAGGACGACGGCAATCACCGGGTCGCGCTTCTGAAACTACAGGGCGTGACGGATGACATCCCGGTGAAGTCGTTCGAGACGCCGGCGCAAACGGCTTCGATCAGGTCGGCGGTCGGCCCTCGCGCGGGCGAGATCGCGCCGATGGAAGTGGAAATAGGGCGTCAACTAGGGCAAGTGTCGCGGCCTAGCGTAGCGCGCAATATGGACCCGCTGAACGTCGAATCAATGGCCGGAGCTGAGCAGTTACCGCTTTTGGATGTGGCCCAAAAGAGCAGACTGCGCAAGGCCCTGAACATTGCCGCCGATGTTTACAACATTCCGCGCGCACTGCTCTCAAGCTCTGATATTTCAGCGCCTTTCAGGCAGGGCGCGATTCTCACCCTTCCGCCTTCGCGCTGGGGCAAGGCGCTTCGATCTTCGGTTGAGATGTTTCGCGCGCTCGTACCGGACAAGCCGACATCCATCAAAGGTGGCATCAAGGCCCAATTCCAGCCGAAAACGGAGCGCTTCCAGCGGATGGTGGACGCCATCGCCGCCGATCCCGATGCGCAGGCCGGCCAGAACGCGGGCCTTCACCTCGGAACGCAATCGCAGGGCGCGCTGCGTAAGGCTGAGGAAGAATTCGTATCGCGGACAGCGGATCGAATCCCGATCGTCAGGGAGAGCCAGCAAGCCTACACGGCGTACCTGGACAATATCAGGCTCAACACGTTCAAACAGTATAAGCAAGCGATCGACGCTCAGGGATTCTCGGCGGCGCAAACGGAACGCGCGTACAAGGCGGCGGCGGACTGGATCAACATTGCTTCCGGGCGCGGCAGTTTTGGGCCGAAGCTCGACCGGGCGATGGACGCCCTGAACTTCTTCATCTTCTCGCCACGCTTGCTGGCTTCGCGCATTCAGGTATTGAATCCGCTCACGTACCTAAAGAACGCCACGACAGCCGAAGGCCGCGTCGTTCTGAAGAAACAAATGTCGGAGATGGGGCAATTCACCGGGATGATCGCTAGCACGCTCTTGCTCGCAAAGGCCGCAGGCTTCAAGGTCGGAACGAGTCCCGAAAAGCCGGATTTCCTGCGGATCAGTCTCGGCAGTTACCATTATGACGGCCTTGCCGGCCTTCAGCCCGTGATGCGATTGATCTGGAACGTCGGAGCGGATGCGGTCAGGGCGTCGAAAGGCGAGAGGCCTCAGACCGGGGCGAGAGACGCGCTCGATGTCGGCGCTCGATTCTTGCGAGGGAAAGCGGCCCCGGTCCCGTCTTTCTTCGTAGACTTTCTTGATCGAAAGACCTTCGAAGGCAAACCGTTCAACTTCACAGACGCCGCTGTCGAGCGCGTCACGCCAATTATGTGGCAGGATTTCTACGAAGCCTATCAACGTGAAGGTCTCGGCGGACCCTTGATGCTCTCGCCGGGGCTCGTAGGATTCGGCGCTCAGTATTACGAACAGAAACCGATAGACGCGGCAATCGAGCAGCGGCCCGGCCTTCTGACCGAACTGACGCGCCTTCAGGTCCGGATTGCCGATCCGCGCCGCAAGCCGGGCGAAACGGACGCCGCATACAAGGGCCGGCAGCAAGCCATGGCCAATCTGTATAGCCGATTTGGCGTCAGCCTGATGTCGGATCGCCAATACGCGAACTTGCCCGACACTGAAAAGCGGGACGTTTTTGATATGTTGCATTCCAGAATTTTGGATGCGATAAACACGCGGGATCGGCGCACGGGACAGTTTCAGGCCTCGCAGTTGATAAACTCGCTTCGTAAATCCGCCAGGCGGAAAACCATCCGCGAGCGATTGATTTCTCGAAGGCCCCCGCTTTGAACATGACCTCCCCCGGAAAGTTCAGCAGGCAGCCTGCATGCGTTTTATGAAAATTGAACTGCTTTCAATTATCATTAGCAACCTTGTTCTTGTTATCGGCGCAGTCTGGCGCATGGGCTTACTTCTTTCCAAGATCGAAGCCAGACTTGCGCACGTAGAAGACAAACTCGGCATCTTCAACGGCGAATCCCTACGCCGCCTCTCCGATCTTGAATCTCGCGTGCTTTACCTGGAGCGCATCGATCTAAAACCTAAATAACCCCAACCCACTGTGGCTACCACGCTTGACACAATACTAAAATGATTCATACTACGCGCGTTGCATGTACAGTAACCCTACAGCGTAAGCC